TCGTAAGTTTCGCAAAGGTAAACAACTAACTGGCGAGTGCTTTCGATTTGTGCATCGGTGTATTTATACCAGTGCTTGTATCCTTTGTATGGTTGATCTAAAGTTGTTACCATTGATTCAGGTACAACAGCATTGACGTAGTTATAAAACTTTCCGTTTTTTTCTTTTAAGTATCCCCAGTTGCAAACCTCAATACCAACTGAAGTTTTATTTAAGTTTTTGTACGGTACACCTTGCGCTTTAAATTCCTTATCGCCAACACCTAAATGCCAAGACCAATGTTTAGACGAAAAGCATTGAACTATTAAACCATCAGCTCCTATAATAAAGGCTGTTGCAATTCTCTCCGTGTTTCCGTTCCAGTAGCGACTAACTGCTTCAGCGTTGCCACCGCCTGCCGTATGGTGCAAGTAGATTTGTGTTTTAAGAGATTCTTCAGCAAAGAACTGAGACTCCTTTAAACGAGCTTGTTTAATTTTAGTGATGTCTAATTTCATACTACTTTAATTCTTCCATCTGCTCTTTGCCTCTCTTGACAAAAGCAATAAACTTATCCCAAACATTAACACCAGTAACTGAAAAGTAGCTTTCGTTAATGCTCTTGATTTCCGTGAATACGCAAAACGCAGTAAAGGCTTTAGTAAGTATTAAATCAACCGAAATAAAGTAGCCTAATAAATCCGCTAACACGAACTTTTCTACCATAAAGATAAATACTATTGCACCACTATATAAAAGGCTCTTAGAAATGGTATTAGAAAGCCTACGAGAGCGTATTGATGCCCATCCGTTTTTTACTACGCTTCTCAAATACTATTGCACCACTATATAAAAGGCTCTTAGAAATGGTATTAGAAAGCCTACGAGAGCGTATTGATGCCCATCCGTTTTTCTTTACGCTTCTCCAAATGCCGAAGCCCATATCAAGGATGATTGTAAAAATAGCCATTAAGACCATTGGCTTGACTGGAGCTAACACAGTAATCATAGAAACAAGAAAGAGAGATTTAGTTTTCATAAGAATTGATGATATGCCAAGTAAAGTAAAATGTCATACAAGCAGCGAGTAGCTTGTGATAGACGTGTTCTCCTTCGCAAATTAATGCAATGGCGGTTGCGTAACCACAAACAAAGTACATTGAGCCTATTGCGTCTTTATGCTTGCGTCTTTATGCTTCATCTCCTAAAAATTGTGGTTCGTATGGAAACTCCTCAGTTATTGAATGTCCAGCAAATGCGTGCTTTGGGTTCTTTGGTTCTACAAGGTTAGCCCCGAAGTCGTAAAGTTCAGAACTCATAACGTCGTAGTGATATCCGTCTGCGTAGATAGGTTCTTCGATTACTTCCATTCCTTCCATTACTGGAGGGGTCAATAGGATGAGACCGATTTCGACCACAGCAGCCACTCCGTTTCCGTATGCTTCGTGTTTTTCTCCGTTGAACTCAACCTCTACAAGTATGCCTTTGGCTTTAAGGTCTGCGAGTGCTTGTTCCTTGTTTTCGTATGTCAGTTTGTATATCATATCGTTGTAAGTTGTGCTAAAGTTGCGTTGTCTAATTTTGTTTTCCAAAGAGCGACTGAATTAATGTCGAAATTTGAAGTACTGCCGATATCAACATTATTAACTTCAAAAGCACTAAATGGCGGAATGTTGCAACTCGTATCTGTGCCTAATAAAACACCATCAAGATAAACAACCGCGTCATTTTGCTTATAAGCTACCGCTATTTTGTGTCTTCCGTTTGTTATGCCTACTGAAGTTTCAATGCCAAATTGTTTGACACCGCTTACAAAACAATCAACTACCATTTTGTCATTTGGCAACTGAAAGATATAAATAGAATTTAAGTAAGAATTTGAACCGACCGAGTTTGCAAGCGTAAATAAAAACGGACTCGCTTGATTAGGTCTGTAAACATCCACAAACAAAGTCCCCTCCGTTTGACCGATAAGCGAACTAATACCCGTCTTTGAGATTACGTCAGCGTTTCGTGTTACACTTGCTGAGGTTGTTGGTATGTATGAAGTGGCGTAAGAACCCGCTTCGAGTTGATAACCATAAATAGAAACGTCTGCCCCTACTTCTGCTGACAAACCTTGATATTCATTTGTTAGATTGAATGTATAAGTAAACCTTTGCCATTCATTTGTTAGGTTCAATTCGTAGTCAACTGTTCCCGACCCATTTAAAAAGAAACCGAATTTTTGAGTTCCGCTATTGTTTCTCTTTGCATATATTGAAACGGTGGTAGTTCCTAATGTAAACAACCCATAAAGATTGTATCTATAACCCGTACCCGTAGCAACCCAACGACTTGCGTTCATAATCCCATCGGGGCTTATTGCATAGTTTGGAGTTATTGTATTTGTTCCGTTATTGTTTGACCAATTAGCAAAATCGTTGCTTTTAAGATATTGGTTTGTCCTTTGCGGTTCTACTAACAAACTTGGACAAGTACCGTTTGAGTAGTCAAGTCGTGGTATGTTAAGTCTTGTTTCCGTCTTTTGGTAGTCTTTAGCGGTTGAACCCTCGACTACTTGACCACCCCAAACTTCTATATCCGTTGCGGTTGAACCAAAGGTATCAATAAAAATAAAATCTATTGTTCCTACTGCCGTAACACTATACCTATTCCAACCACTTTGTAGTGTTACAACATTGTCAGTACCTCCGTATGAGATAGCTATTGTTTGACCAGCAACTCCTTTTATCCAAACTGAAAAAGTACCATTTAGATTTGTTAGTCCACTAATAGCTTTTGCCCAAATTTGATTGTTTGAAGTAAATAAAATACGTGTGCTTGTATTTGTTCCATCGGGTGCAGTTCCATAGTTCGCAGTTGCAGTAATACTTCCCAAATACGCAAACCAACCATTTGTAAAATCTTGCGACCAACTCAACAAATTATAAGGCACTAACTCAACCAACCCCGCAGAGTTAACTCTTGTTGCAGTTGTTGCTCTTGTTACGGACATATCCCCCGAACCATCGGATGGAATAACGGAGTAAAGTTTGCCCTCTTTGTATCCGTTTGGCGTTACAATTAAAGAGGCAGTATCTAATAGGCTCATATTTGAGAAAGGTTTAAAATGGTTAAAGACATACAAAAAGTAGATTCCAATACTCCACCCTCTGAGGCTACTCTTAACTCTAAGTCAAAAGGTGCATTAAAGGTAGGTGTAGCGTAATCATACAAAGAATCTGCGGTTTTGATTTGGTCTCCCCACCACGTTGATTCGTATATTTTTCCCCAGCTTATGTTATTTGACATCTTTGTTTATTTTAGTTAGGAAAACACGGAGCTTCTCAATGTTTTCTTGTTTTGGTTTGTAAGTTCCTACCTTAGTTCGTGTTCTCATAATTTTTTTCTATGCAACTTATTACCTAAATGTACATAAGAGTGTTCTCTATTTTCCAAATTTGTAACCCATTCCAAGTTCTCTAATCTATTGTCGCATTTAATTCCGTTTATGTGATTAACCTGCTCTTTGTTTTCAGGATTCGGTATAAACGCATTTGCAACTAATCTATGCACTTGATGGTTTCGTTTGATTCCATCTTTGTAAATGCCTAATCTACAATAACCCTTATCCGTAATATGAAACTTAACAAACTTAGGTTTGTACGTTATTTGTTGTACAACGCTATCAATAAATGGGTGAGGTCTTGAAAACTCTCTTGTTTTACTTTTTACTCTTCCTAAGTTGCTCACCTCGTACAACTCTTCGTAACCTAATACAGGTTTCCATTCTTCTTTCTGCATACGCATTTATTTTAATTTAAAATTTTATCAAATATACCAATTTACATAGTTGTTTGCAGTATCAGGATACATATCTCCGTTAGTATTCAAAGTGTACTCAGGAAACAAGTTGTTGTTAAAGCAGATGTAATCAATGAATCTTTCGGTGTAGTGTTGAGCTTAAATATACCAGCCAGTGTAGTTGTTTGCAGTATCAGGATACATATCTCCGTTAGAGTTTAAAGTGTACTCAGGAAACAAGTTGTTGTTAAAGCAGATGTAATCAATGAATCTTTCGGTGTAGTGTTGAGCAATCTGACGTTCCTTTTCAATCAAAAAGTCTACTTCGTTTTTTTCTACGTTTTCAGAGTTCTCAGATGAGTGCTTATAAACTCCTTTGTTAGCTATTGTATAAGCAGCGAAAGGTAAGTATTCTACCATTGCCCAATGGATCAACATAGGCTTTACGTATGTGTTTACCAAAGTAGCGTAGTTACCAGCTAAAGTATTTGCGACAATATCTGCTTGAATCTTCTGAAGCAATTTAGTGCCTAAGTAGTTTTGTATGTGAATGTCTTGAGCGATTTTAACGAACTGAATAAACTTGTCCGTGTCTACGTTGCCATTAACGGCAGTAAACCTAACTAAATCATCTCGTGTTATGAGTAGTGCAGTTGCCATCGTTAATTGTTTTTAGGTAAAAATCCTTGATTAGGCATATCAATAGGTCTTTGAGAAACTAAAGCCTCATTCTTTATTGTATAGCCATACTTTGCAGCTTTTGCTTGTGCGATTTGTTTAGCGTTAGGAATGTCCAAAGCCTTACCTTCAAATGCTGCATAAACTTGTTTGTTCCAACGATGATGACAGTTGCCTCCACCCTTGTAAAGCCAAATAGAATAAGTGTCAGCACCCTTTGGACCCCAACCTTTATTGACTGCTTGATTGCCCATTTTAAGAATATCCTCTTTTCTATAAATCTTTTTAGCTCGCATCATTGCATTGCAAAAAGGTCTTGACTTATCTCTTGGTTCAGAACCTGCATAAACGTAGCGAGTCACGAATTTAAAACCATCAATTACCTTGTCTTGCTTGTCTCGTAGGTTTGGACGTGCATCTCCTGTGCTTACCAACTCAACTAACTTTGAAAATAAGCCCTTTTTAAGCTCTTTAGAGAGTAGTTCGTTCTCTGCATCGTCTAAGTCATAGTCAACTGGAAATTCGTCTATTAAAAGCCAATTTTCAGAAGGCTCTTCTCCTAAGTCTATAAGTGATTGAGCAACCTCGTTATCTAAGGATTCTTGTTTTGATAGTTCAGTGCCTGTCTCCTCTGCTACTTGCTCCTCAGTCATAGCATTTTCCAAATCCGTAAATTCAAGCGGTTTAAGCGTCTTAAAAAATAAGTTGAGGGATATACCGTTGTAAGCTAAGATAGTGTCTAAGGCTTCAAGTATTTCGTCCTGAAGCGGCTTAATGACCATATTGTTAAACAAGATAAATGAGTTTTGCAATTCATCAGCGTTAGACGAGAATCCGTTAGCTCCTGCAATACCAAAAAGTAACGGAGATGTAACGTTGTGTCCAAGCATAATCTTACGCATACACTCCTCAGATAAGTATGTTTAGTGTTC